GTCTCGCGTTCACCTGTTATTAGAGATATGGCAAAAGATTCCTTACATATCTGCAGGTTTAACAGATGTATCTATTGTACTATGCTCTATTCTTTGCTGCCTTAAATACATCTCATGGCCTTTCGCTATGATGTAAGCTACCGAACCTCGAGCAACACCGCATGCCTTGGCCACATCGTCGAGGCTAAGGTTACGCTCGCGCAAGTCGTAGGCCTTGCGACACACGTCGGCATCCTGGGCGGTGGCGGTGATCTCGTAGTCCTCCTCCGGCTCTAGGACAACCATGGGCGTGCCTAGGGCGCTGAGTCTGACGCTGCGAGGGTAGGACATCCAGCCGCGTTTGATCGCAAGGGCAATCAGTTCTGGCGCTTCGTGCAGGAGTTTGATGCGGTCGAGGTCGTAGGGTGTTTTCATTGTAGGATTAAAAGGAAGGTGATGGGTCGGTGAACCGGCAGAACTGGCCTTCGTAGTGGAGTTTGACTTGGCCACACTCGCCGTCTCTTTGCTTTGCGATGATAATGGAAGCCTCGCCAGAAGGCTCGGTCCTGTCACGGTTTAGAAGGGCCACCAGGTCACTGTCACGCTCCAGGGACCCGCTGTCGGCCAGGTCTGAGAGTTTGGGTTGTCTGCCCTTCTCCTTTTCGGATTCGCGGTTGAGCTGCGCCAGGGCGAGCATGGCTACACCTGTCTGGACGGCGATGTCCTTTAGTTTGCTGCTAACCTCGGCCACCTCGTAAGTGCGCTTCTCTGATCGGTCGGCTGCTTTGACCTTTTGCAGGTAATCGACGATCACCAGGCGAACCTTGTGTTTGCGGACAGCCCTTCGGACATGGGCGGTGATGCTGGAGATGCTGTGGCTGCTCGGTCCATCGAGGAACCACAGTGGGCTGTTTGCGATCTTGGCCGAGGCAGCGGTCATGGCTCTCATGTCGCCGTCGGTCAGGTCGCCACTCTTTAGGTTCTGCATCGGGATGCTTCCGATGGTCGAGACCATGCGCCGGAAGATGGCTTCCTGGGACATCTCCAGGCTGACGAATAGGGTGGGCACCTTGTCCTGGATGGCTGCCCTGTGAGCGATGGCGATGGCGATAGCGGTCTTCCCGATGGATGGCCGGGCTGCAAACAGCGCCATCTCCCGGAGCTGGAGGCCGTCGGTCTTTTGGTCGAACCAATGGAAGCCGGTGGCGATACCCGACAGCGTGCCCTTGCGATTAAACCTTTCCTGCATCTGGTCGACGAAGTTGCCGGCCACCTGCTTAGAGGTTTGCAGTGTCTCCTTAGAGACGTCGATGGTGAGCCCTGCTTCGGCATTGGAGACGATTTGATCCGGCTTGAGTGTCACCACAGCGGACTCGCGGATTAGACGGTCCCCGGTGTCTCTTAACTGGCGACGATGGGCGGCATCGGTAATGCCTTGGACGTAATACGGCAGGTTGGCTGAGCTTGGGCAGACCTCCATGGCTTGGTTCCAGGCATCGAAAGGTATGGGCAGTTGGCCATAGGCTTTCTTCCATTCCTTGCCGAGCTCCTGGAGGGTTGGCCGGCGATTCTCCTGCACCATTCCGCGGATGACATCGAAGGTCAGTCGGAGGCTGTCGTTTAGGATCCAGTCGCTTCTGATATCGGCCAAGGCATCGGAACAGGTGTCGATGGATCCGGTAAGGCATGCGCCAATCATTCCCAGCTCGTCCTCCTGGGGGTAAAAAATATCGTTGCTCATATCGATTTCCTCCAGTCGACCTCGGTATTTGCCGCGCCTTTACATCCAACCAGACCCGATGCTTCACCTATGCGAGACAACCATCCCTTCATGGTAGCCGGCCAGGACTTCATCGAGTTCTTACCGACCTTCCAGCCAATGGACTCGTAGTAGTTGAAGAACTTGTCGACCTCGGTGATAGGCAGGCCGATCTTGATGGCTTCGGCGGTCAGTTCTTCGACCGTAGGCTTCTGGAAACGAACACGGGGCGGCTTGTCCGCCTGTATCTTAATTATAGGAGATGGAGATGGAGAGTTGGATTCCGGTTGGGGTGTCGGTTGACCATTCGGTTGGGTATCCGGTTGAACTTCGGTTGAAGTCCGGTTGAGTTCAGGTTGGATTTCTAAGGCAGCGAGTCTTCGCTTTTCAGCAGATTGCTGGCCTTTCTTCGATTGTTGCTGAAGGAAGATCCCTCTTTCGGTTCTTACCGATTCAAGTCTTTCGTTTCTAAGGAAACCATCTTCGCACAACCGGAACTTAACCAACACGTCAACCGAAACGCAACCGCCGGTCAACCGCTGTTGCTTTTCGGTTTCAACCGGAATCCAACCGCGGTTCCATTGGTGACACAGTAAACGGATAAACTGCCCCACCTCTTCCTGGGACATCTCAAGCGTCCCGGCTAGGAAGTCGTCGGTGTAGAGCTGGAAGGCTGGTGCCTTGCGTTTGGATTCTTTGCTCACTTTTCGCCCCTCCATTCATAAATGCCTTTTTTATTGGCCACAGCTTTGATCATCACCAAATGGAGCATTTTACACAGTTCTTCGATCTGGTTGATTGAGAACTCCACGGTTGCTGGTGGCCTATCAATTGGATATTGAGTGATGCAACAGTAACCATCAATAGATGCGTGGATTACAGTCCTATGCTGACTTTGGATTTCGAGTTTCATGTCTTAAACGGAAAACCCCACCCAGACCGTGGTAGGAACTCGCGCAGAACCAACGCGACGTTTCACGGAAAGGGTGGGGAAAAGTTTGTTGAGCATGGGTCCTGATTGTGGTGCCTGCGCTCGCTTCCTACGGCTTACGCTGACGGCCTCTCTCTATCTGCTGTCCTGCTCGATGTCCAGCCCTCAATAGGCCGGCATCAGGATGTCAGCCACCTGCTGGGTCAGCTTCACATCATGCAGGCAGTAATCGATGGCCGCCTGGCGGTTGGTATTCCACAGCAAAGAGAAGTCGGCGCCGCTGCCTGCCTTGTCACCGAGTCCTAGGTGGCGGCTGATAGCCCCGAGGCTTCCATGGGCCCGGTTGTCCCCGAGCTGCCACACCTCTCGGAGATCGACCACCAGCTCCGACCAGTAACGGCCGTTCCGCAACCAGTAGGGCGGCATGATCTTGTGGCGCCAGGACCGCTTGATCAAAAAAGGCAAGTCGAAGGCCTTGACGTTGAATCCAATCAATTGCGGCTGCCGCTCGTAATAGTTGAGCAGCGCCCACCATTGTCGCAGCAGGTGGGCCTCACCATCGGCATCGGCGCAGAGGATGTTCTGCTCCTGGTGATCGATCCGGTAGCCGATGCACAGCACCTGGCCCGACAAGGCGTCCAGGGCGGCATTACGGATGTAGTCCGCGGTGTGGCTCTCCTCGGCCTTCTGGAGCTTCTCGGCGATCAAGTCGGGGTTCTTGATGTTGCCCATCTTTACGTCGGCCGCGTTGAACGGTGGGATATTGAGCTGGTCTATTGGTAAAGGCCCAGTCTCGATATCAAATACAATTGTGGGGTTTGCTGGCATATTGCTATTACGGTTTAAATTGGAAGTTGTACGCGTTTGTCGGCCGATGCGCGTCCCCGGCACTACGAGTCCCAGGCAACAACAGGTTGCCCGAAAGTTATATTAGCTGGCCGCAGTGTGGGCAGGCCGCACGAGTGACGATCTGGCGGATGCTGGGCACTCCCAGCCACTCGCAGATCTCATGGTAGCTGACCCATCCAAAGCCTCGGATGGCTCCTGGTCGGAGGTGCCCTGTGTTGTAGAGGTCCATGGCCTGCTGGCGGGTCTTGATGGCCAACCTTTCCATGGTGTTGAATGTCCGGACCGAGAAGGGGAATCCCCACAGCTTGAGGATCGCCTCGTGCATCTGGGCTGCCTGCTCGATCTGGTTAATCCGCTGGCGGCTCAGGTTAAACCGTTTGCCGATCTCCTCCAGGGTGGATCCTTCGGACCGCATCCGGACCACCTCGGGCACCATGTGGATCAGCTTCATGTGGGGCTTTCGTGTTTTCATATCAGAAAGGCACGTCGTCGAAGTTGGGAATGTCCTGGGCGTTGATCTCATCGATGCGCTTGGTAACTGCTGCGATGAGGTAAATGTCCTCCGGTGTTTTTCCTGGGCTAACCTTGGCTTTAGGCAGCCAGTGCTCGGCCAGGCCTCGGACAGCGTCGTCGGTTAGCTCGGACAGCGGCACGCCCTTGAATTTACCGACGTGCACCTTGATCGGGCTAATGGCGACCGGCGTCGCGGTAGCCGGCACCACCGTCTTTACCTTGTCGTCGTCTTCCTTGGGCGGCCTGTCTTCCATACGGATCCACAGGCCCGAGGGCTTAAGGGGCTCGCCTGACTTGTGAGCCATGATCAGCTTGATGTTGCTGAACGTCTTGGTGCCGTCCTGGCTCTGCTCATGGACGATCACCACGGTGGCCGGTCGGCCGATGAGGCTGTCCAGGTCGAGGCTGGTGGTCTCCTCGGCGGTAAGGGCCCGACCGTGCCAATCTCGGAGGAACTTGGTCAGGCCTGCCTTCTCA